GTCAGTCTCGTTCGTGATTGGTTGGTTGCCGCCTGTGCATTGCTGCTAGAATACGGACTCGGCGGCTTTCGTCTTGAACCTCGTCTAGCGCCCATTCGAGCGCGTTCCGTAGACGGGTGCTTTCATCGACGGCCGCCGCTATAGTCCACTGGGCGCGTTGCCTGGCCTCGTTATATCCTTTAAGATAAGACTCAGATATTTCTTGCTGGAGCGCCTTCAGGCGGCGTTCAAACTCGGACTCGGTCATGCCTAAAGGTTCCGTCAATTACATGTTCGCCCCTATAACACAAAAACAGAGGGAGGCGGAAGCCATGGACGCTGTGATGGACCGGCGAAACGCTATGCTGGCCCATACGGATTATTACGCCCCGACTGACGTAGAGAACTTTGGGCCGGCCATTGCCGACATCGCCAGCTATCAAGGCGTCCCCATGCCCGCGCCGGCGGGTAAGGGAGGCGTCTATCTGCCGCATCAATACACGGATTTGGTGGGGCAGTACTACATGGCCCCGGCTGACGCCGCCGTGAAGCGCCAAGCGTTTATGGATCGTTTTAGACAGTCTATGGCCGGCGTAATGCCTGGGGCTGCGCCTATCTTGCCGCAGAGCTTTCAGCGGCTGCCTGACGCTACGTTTGCCGGCGGGCGCGATTATGTCGCGCCGCAAGGGCCAGAGTATGAACCGAGCGTTTTAAATTATCTTCGGGCGATGCTCGGATACTAAAAAAGACCCCGGCGGGGGAGCCGGGGCCAGTCACCATTGGGAGGAAACGTGCAGAAAGCACAAAAAGATTATTAGCAGACGCCTTGGCCCATGTAAAGCAAGTCCAGCCGGCGCACGATCTCCATTTCAGTGAAGACGGGGCTCTCTTGCGCCCACGGCTCTACCGTGCGCCAGAACGCCCAGAGGGGTGGATTGACCTGATAGGCCGGCACGTCACGCGGCAGGTCAGGTATTACGGCCTGTATGGCCTGATATTGTTCCTCGAACGTCATTTCAGCCCCAACACCAGCTCGATTAAAACAGCGATTAAGATTGCCATGGCTTCACCTGTTTTCATAGCGTTTGATCCCGTGCATGATGGTCGTGTGGTCGCGCCCGCCTAGCACTTGTCCGATTAGCTGGAGCGGCGCGTTCAGCTCGTGCCTGGCGCGCCACATAATCTCGAACCGGGGCCAGATGACCCCTTTGCGGCGGTTGTGGCCGGTCAGGGCTTCGGTGGGTATGTTATGATTCCGGGCTGTTTCCTCGATCAGCTCCCGAATCTCTTCGATCATCTCTTGCTTTTGCATGTTTTAGACTCTTGAACATGAAATTGAGCGCGTGCGCCGCCGTGACGACAGAACGCTCGTCAGCATAGGGCGCATGGATTTTCATTATGAGCGAGCCGTCGCGCCGATGCAGCGACAGCCCCTCTCCGACCTTCCAGCGGGTCATGACCCCACCGGGTTCGGTGTCAAGGTCAAGCCGGAGCATGGCCGCGCTTCTCTAATTCGTTCTGGATGATCTTGGCGCGGTAATCGTCCTGCTCTGTCTCTAGCAGGATGTTAAGCGCCTCGTCGGACAGCCAGTGTAAGAGCTGGCTGAACTCAAAATAATCTTTCATGCGTGACATGGTTATGCTCCCCATTGTGCCGCCATCGCTTCCGCGACGCCTCCATAAGTGCGTGAACGTTCTTTCCATCTATCAGGGCCGGGCGGCATACGGTGAACACGCGCCGTGCGCCCCTCCACTATGTCCGTTGGCGTCAGAGGCGGGAGCCCCCTTAGCCATAGGCACGTAGCTTTCGTCTCGCCGTGGCCGAATTGCCAAGGCTGTATGATCTGGTCGGGCTTTCTGATTTTGCTGCTAATGATAGAGACGGGATTTTCCAGCGCTATGCGCGGGATCGGCGCGTCGAGCAACAGCCGCACGAAGTCCAGCGCTTCCGCCTGTTCTTCGCGTTTATCCTTGAACCAGCGCGCGCCGGACACGGCAAGATGCGTGCAAGGCGGGTGCGCTATCATCAAATCCCAGTCGTCGCCCAATACGTCGCGCACGTCACCTTGATGGTGCGGGCCTGGCGTTTCAGACGAGAGCAAGTCGCATGACATGGCATAATGACCGCGCCGTGTGAATGCGTCCCGCACTGTCCCGCTAAACTCGCAAGCGATTAAAACTCGCATCAGAGCCCCCCTAGCAAGTGAATGAGGAAAAGGAACAGCGCGGGTATTGCCAGCGCTGCGCCGATGGCGAAGGCTATCAGGTCACTCTTCCTCATAATCTTCCTTGCAGGCTGCATACACGTCACGGCTGGCGCATAGGATAGCCTCTATCCGTGCGAAGAGCGGATCAGTCTGCTCTATGCAGCGGTCGGGCTCTTTAGCCTTGTCAGCGCTTATTGTGAGGTGTTCTAGCTCGATGTCATACGGGCCGGCAGCGTCGCCTGTGTCGCGGTCGCGCCCTTCCCATTTATAGGTGATGGTCGCAACGCCATAGGCGTATATCGCCATTCCCGGCCACGGCTGGAACTCATCAAGTTCATAGTCGATATGGTAGGTCATTGGTTGCTCCAAACGTTTGTCCAGTATTCTTCGGCTGCGTTGTCGTAAACGTCGCGCAGGGTTAGCAGCGCGTCGCTTAGATATGTGGATTTGTTACTTGTGCGCGATAACAAGTCAATAAGCTCTAGTATTGCTTGCGCCTCTAGCTCTAGTTCGATCATAGCGTAGCCCTCAAGAATTGACGCGCGATCATCTCCGCGTTGTCCAGCGACGCGATGGACGCGGCGAGCGACAATGACAGGCCGAACTTGGCAAGGAAGGCCGCCAGCTCGTCTTGCGGCACTTTGGCGATAATAGCGGCGGCTTGTTCTAGTTTAGCCTTCGGGACGCGCTTGCGCGGTATTGCGACGACTGGCGCCGGCTTGTTATGTGCCGGCCACCGATAAACGCCATCGGTTTTTGTTGCTTCAGCCAAAATCACGGGCTTTAGCTTTTCATTGTAAATGCCGAATCGCGCCTCATAGGCTTTTTGTTCTTTTGATTTGTAATTGCGAGCGCTCCCGCCGCGCACGCGAATGTTCGCGCCTTCTTGCGTGAACACGTTGCCGTGACCGATGTTAAGCATCGGGCCTTCCCATTTGCTTTCGCACCATGCTTTTAAGTTTGTCATGTCGTTATTCCTTGTGGATACGTTACAAAATAGGCGACGCCGTGAAGCGCCGCCTGTGATTATGCTGCTTCTTCGTTCTGGCCGATAAGCATGTCGGCAATCTCGCGATAATTCACCCCATCAAGAAACGCCAGCGCATAGTCACGCGCCAATCCTTCCGGCGCGGTTTGTTCTATGATCTCTTCGGCATAGTCGCGCAGGACAGACGCAAGTTCCCATCTGTCCATCCCGCGCCATCCCATATCGTCAACATCCATGCCGTCGAATATCTCCAGATTGACCCGCCACGTCGCGTAGTTTGTCCAGCCGTTATAGGTATTGTCAGTCATCGTCGTCTCCTTTTGTTGTGTGGATATGTTACAGATACACGCGGTTTTTTACAATACGGCTACCGGGAAAATATGCTCTGATCTCCTTCCGATAGAACGAGAACTGCCCGATCTCGTCGCCTGTGCTGGCGTAGATGTACCAGATCTTTACCTTAGAGTTCTTACGCGTCTTCATGTCATGTCCTCCTTTGTGGATATGTTATCCTCTCACGTTTTTTGAGGGTCGTAAAGAGTTTTATTATGTTTTGCCCCATTTTGGGCGATTAATTGTGGATATAGTCGCGGATAGTTGTGAGATCGTCGTCGGCAATGCCCGCTCAACCCCAGGCGCGGCCTGCATATCGTCATATCGTCATGGGTGTAAGTACTGTGAGTTTTAGAATAAATGTAAACATAATAATATAGCGGTGGCAAAAAGATTTGAGCGACCGAAATCGTCATGGCGATTCGACGATCCGACGTTTTTTATCCCGCGCCGTCCAGGCGCAAACATTCTGCATGAACCTGCGTCGTCATGACGATCCGACGTTTTGCTGGCGCTTGTCGCGACCTTCCAACTGCATGACGATCCGACGTTTGATTGTCAACTTAACGTAATGCTTTAAGTTTACATTCATGATGCTATAGGATTGTAAACAGGGAGGGGGACTGGGCCGAGGGATCTCCTTTAAGAAATACGCAGGCATTAAGAACAATTTTTTTATTTTATTTTCTAAACGCACCGTGCTAAAAAGTTTATTATGTTCGAGTCATTACCTTATGAGCCGCGCAAAATAGAGGCGACGGAAGCCGTTTTGGAGCGCATCTACTTGGCCGCCCGCAAAGGGCTGAAGGGCGACACGCTCGCCTACGCCGCTGGCATGACGCCAACCGAATATCGGCGGCTCGTGCAGTTTGACCCTATTGCGGAGTATGCTGAACAGAAGGGCCGCGCCGAGGGTGAAGCCGAAATGTCCGAGGTGCTGCACAACGCCGCCCGCAGCGGCGACACCAAGGCGGCGCTGGACATCCTCAAGCATGTGCACAAGTGGACAGCGCCGCAGTCGGTGCAGGTGCAGGTCGAGCAGCGCATATCTATTATAGCGGCGCTAGAAGAGGCGCAGCAGCGCGTGATCCAAGGAGAGATATTAGATGCAAGCGCCATACGGGGTGATCTTCCAGAACCCGAACAAAGTATTCGTGGGGATGCCGCATGGGCGCAAACCACCGCTGTCGAAGGATCTGATAGACAAGATCAATCTGATCGCCCGCGCTGACGGGGCGTGGTACGAAGGCGACGGGGCGGACAAAGAATATTTTGACGTGCCCTACAAAGGGTCATGGGATGACAAATTCGCTAAGTCCGTGAAGGGCTACCCGGTCGAGTTCCTGTTCGTGCTGTTCTCAAACGTCAAAGAAAATCATACCGCGCCGCGCATAACGGATAGTAGCAAGACTATCTTTCAAGCGATCCTCGACAGCGACGTAAACTACTTTAACGACCGCGACTATGACGACGAGACGCTGACCGAGTTTTTGTCTGAGATGGGTATGCTCAACCAATCAAAGAAACCGGCGACCGAACGCAACGTGACGGCGTTTCTGTCTGAAGGTGAGGACAGGATGTGGGGCGGCAAGGAGCCGCACAAGTTCGCCAAAAGCGCCGAACGCTGGCGCAATAAGTTCCTGTTAGCGCAGCCGGACGGGGCGTATTTTATGGGCGCGGGACACCTACCGGAGATCCTGCGCATGTATCCATCGCTCCACATGATCGGCGGCGGAAAGGCTGAATAATGCAAGTTCCGATTTATAGCGCGGACGAAGAACAGAAGCTGATGGCGACGCTGTGGTCGGCGCAGGTGAAGAACGATCCGGTCGCGTTCGTGAGGATGGCGTTCCCGTGGGGTAAGGCCGGCACGCCGCTGGAGGGCTTCACAGGCCCGCGTCAGTGGCAGTTGCAGGTGCTGATGGACCTGCGGGATCACATCCGTGAGAACAATGGCCGTATAGACTATGAGACGTTCCGCATGGCCACCTCATCGGGGCGCGGTATCGGCAAGTCGGCCCTCGTTAGCTGGCTTGTGATCTGGATGCTGACCACGCGCATAGGCTCGACGACCATCGTGTCGGCTAACTCAGAGGCGCAGCTCCGCAGCGTCACTTGGGCTGAGATCACCAAGTGGCTGTCCATGAGCCTCAACACCCACTGGTTCGAGGTGTCCGCGACGCGAGTGCTACCGGCCAAGTGGATCGCGGAGCTGGTGGAGCGGGATCTGAAGTTAGGCACACGCTACTGGGGCGTGGAGGGGCGGCTGTGGTCGGCTGAGAACCCGGACAGCTACGCGGGCGTGCACAACTTCGCGGGCGTCATGCTCGTGTTCGACGAGGCCAGTGGTATTGACGACAGTATATGGAGCGTGGCCAGTGGCTTCTTTACAGAGAACACTCCTAATCGTTTTTGGCTTGCTTTCAGCAACCCCCGCCGCAACAGCGGATATTTCTACGAGTGCTTCAACAGTAAACGCGAGTTCTGGCGAACAAAGGTTGTTGACGCCAGAAGCGTGGAGGGAACTGATAAGGCAGTCTATCAGCAAATTATCGACGAATACGGACCTGACTCAAGCCAAGCCCACGTCGAGGTCTACGGAGCGTTCCCCAACGCATCG